CCCGTTGTGAAAGCCGGACGTTGCCACGCACTATTTTTATAAATAGTATGTTATCTCATTCCTCAATAGCTCAGTTGGTAGAGCGCGCGACTGTTAATCGCGTTGTCGCTGGTTCGAGTCCAGCTTGAGGAGTTTATACATTGGTATAGGTTGGTTTTAAAAAATCAGGAATGGCTCTACAGCAGGGTTGTTCCTGTTTTTTTGATTTTTAGATTGGTATAGATTGGTATAGGTTTGATAATTTTTTTGCACTTATTTTGCACCTAATTCGAAAGCTTGCATGACTACTTTTAGCTTTTCGTCTTCACGCTGTTTCATCTCGTCAATAATATGAGCATATGTTTTGAGTGTCTCTATAATAGTAGAGTGGCCTAATCGTTTCGATACATAGTGAATATCCATGCCTTGATATAAGAGAATGGATGCATGAGTGTGTCGCAGGGGATGAATTGAATAGTATGGTATATCCAGTTCTGTGCATACTCGCTTTAAATGTTTTCTCAATCCGTTATACGTAATTAATGGGCTAAGACTATCATCTAAGAATAAGTAATCAGAATTAACCTTTTGGATCTGAAGCTTGTATTCTTGCACAAATCTATATAGTGTATCAGACGGTTGTTGGATCGTTCGAATGGATTGTTCGTTCTTCCCACCTGTAAAGTCTCTCGCATACTTATAATCATATGCATCTCGAATAGTGATGACTTCCTTCGTAATATCCGTTCGACTTAACGCAAAGACTTCTCCAATCCGCATTCCTGTGTTTAGAGCGATATATAACATCACATTCTTTATTTCACATTCATTAAGGAAGTATTGATTAAGCTGCTTAGCTTCCTGTTCAGACCAAACTTTTGTTTTAGTTGAGGGTTCATTATCATAATTGAATTGCGCGTTATACGTTGGATCTTTTGTGATTAAACCATCTGCAATAGCTAACTTAATACAGGCTCTTAGATAATAATGTGTCTTAGCTACGGTATCTTTTCCGTTATTCTTTCCCCGACTATTAAGAAACTTTTGATAATCCAGCCGCGTTAAATTAACAAGTGTTGTATTACCAAAGAATTCGTGAACGGTCTTTACTGTTCGCAAATACTTCCGTTCTGTCGTAGGGGATAAGCCGGTATCTATCTTATACTGTTCAACCCATTCCTCAAAGTAATCAGCGAATATAATTTCTTCTATTTTTGTTTTAAAGCCGTTCTCTGCTTGGAGTTCAAGCTCTGCAGCAACTACTTGTGCTTCCTTCTTCGTGGAAAATCCTTTCCGTGTTTTTGTTTTATATTTCCCGTTTTCTTTATATGATACACGACAAAACCATTTGCCATATTTATCTTTTTGAATGCTAGCCATAGTAATTCCTCCTATTTTTGGTATAATAGGAATAGACAAATAAGCCTATTCCAGGGCTTTTGTTGGGACACCACGTACATTCTTGGCGGAAGGCGTGGTGTTTTTGTTTAATCAAGGTTAGATATTATTCAAAATAAAGAGCGATAGGTCGTATATAATAGTCATCCACTTGGTGTATCCCCATATTTGATAGTAATTCATTCATTATATGAGTGTATAATCTAAATATATTTTCTTCAATATTACTACTATTATTAGCTTTGAACATAACGATACCCAATAAATGAATATCACGTGTTGTTTGGTTTAATAATGAAAGAATAGATTGATTAATGCGTAAGTTAGCTTTGTCGCATAAACAAAGTGCATTCTGTACTTTAAATAAACAGGTATTCGGGTATAGTACATCTCCAAGTATTCCTAATTTATGACACATATTAGCGACTTCTTTCAGTCCAGCTGTATCTGTTACATCTTCAGCCAAAAAAGGTGAAACTACTTCAGGATCACTAATTATTTTCAGTTGGTGGAAATCATATATATCGATGTTTCCTTTTATAAGGCAGCAGTAACCTGATTTATTATGATGTGTTATATCTTTAGTGTCTATTTTTTTCAGTAGTATATCTAATGAATAATCATGCATGATGAGTTCTTTTAATTCAGTATTTTCTTTGGAGAATACTGTTTTTTCTTTTTCGGTTGTTTCTTTTGAACCTTCTAATTTTATAAGTAACTCTCCACCGGCTTTTGCTGATGTAGATTTTTCTTTTCCAGATTCGTCTGAATGGCTAACTTGTTGGCCTGTTTGTGTTTTCTCGGTTAATCCACTGCCTAGTTGTGCTAAATATGAGTTCATCAATTCTGTATCTAAATAAATAATTTCTTTCATTCTAATATCCTCCCTTTTATATGTTCTATGTGCGTGGTGTTTTTTTGTTGTAAACTGGTCGAATTCGACTAGTTATTAATCAAAGTTTTCAAAAAACATATTATCTCTAAATATAACTTGGCCATTGTGATAGTAAATGCCACCACTATTATCATTTTCTCTATCATAAACATGTAATTCAAAGTTATCTATAGTGCTTGGATCAGTCATGCTGCGTAATATATCGTAGGTATATAATGTCATATCTACTGTCCTCTGGAATTCTTCACTTTGAGGGAAGTCATCCCTATTGGCTTCTAAATGATTTTCCCAATTGCTAATCCAGTCTAGTATGTCTTTTTTATCATGTAATACGTAAGCTGGTTCACCTAATTTATTGACGACCATTTGTTCGTAGTTATCTAGTTTTATTGATCTATAATCTTCTTCAGCAACTATGTCATCTGTGACAATAAATGAAATAGCTATAACAATAACGGTAATAATAAATAGTCCACCACATGTATACATAAACCATTTAAACCATTTTTTCTTTTTTGACTTTTCTTCCATGGGATTTCAGTCCTTCCTATATAAGCACCTTCCCAACAACTCGAATATCGTCATCTTTATTTGCAATAATATCGTCATATTCTTTATTGAGTGACACTAATCGCATGTGATCATTATTGATATAGACTTTTTTAATAAAGGCTTCTTCATTGATCTGAACAGCAATGATTTGTCCATTGTGAATATCTTGTGTTTTCTTGACGAATACAATTTCTCCGTTCTCAAAGATAGGTTCCATACTATCTCCGCGTACTTCAAACGCTAAATCATGTGGAGGAACGTGCCCATTCAACTCAATTTCTGTTGTGTCGGTTGGATCTAAGTCCACAATACCTGTCCCGGCTGATAGTAGGGAATAGACTTCTACAGTATGGTATATTGCAGGAGTCTCTTCAACACGCTGTTCGTTAAGTTGATCTGTTGCGAAGTTGTAGACTTTAGTTTGGCGGTCATTATTTAACTGGGATATTACCTTATTTATTTGTGAAACTAAAGATAATTCTGGAAGTTCAACTTCACTGTCCACATTCTCAAGTAACTGTTCAATTGTAAATCCTAATGATTCGGCAATATTTGATACTGTATTTAGCGAAGGGACAATTGGCTTTTTAGATTGCGGGTTCTCCCCTTTTTCTAGCATTGATATATAACCCTTACTGAGATCAGAAGCGTCTGCTAAGTCTTGCATAGTCATTTTTCGTTGTTTACGTAATATTTTTATTTTTTCGCCTAATTTCATTATAGTCACCTCCTATTTAGTTATATTGTACAATACATTAAACATTTAGGCAAGGTATTTGTTTAATGTAATAAACTTTTTCTCAAATATCCTTGACAAGATATGTTTAATATATTAAACTATATATGCAGTTAAATTTTAGAAGAAAGTAGGTGAACAGATGACGACTGGATATAGAATTAAAGAAATTCGAGATAAAAAAGGTATCACTCAACAAGAGTTGGCAGATAAAGCTAATGTCAGCAGAAGTATTATTTCTGAATTGGAGACAGGGAGAAGAACGGTCTCTAAGACAGATACGTTGTTTAGAATAGCAAAAGCCTTAGATGTTCCTTTTAGAGATATTTTTTTACCATAAAAGTTTAATGTATTAAACTTCAGGAAGGAGAATAACATGAAACGAATATTAATCATTGCGGGGTTAACCGCTGTAGCAGTGTGGATGTATAAAAAATCAAATGAAAAAGGCAGCACAACCATTCTTGCTGATGGGCATATGAAGAGCTACCTTAATCAAGATGTTGATTACATCAGTTCTGAAATTACACAACGAACTAACAAATAAGGAGGATTAGTATGCAAACATTACAAGTCAATATTCCAGTGCCAGGTGATATGGTGCTGATTAAACGAGTCGATTATGAAGAAATGCTTACAAGAGTTGAACGTGAGAAGATATGGACAATGAATGATCTGGAGGATATTACGGGACGGGGGCATCGGTGGTTAAAAGAGAATATACTGTATGTCTACCGAGATGAGTTGGATCTGATGCAGGGGGGATTTGTGAAATATCCTGAAAAGAAAGGAGAACAATGGAAGTTCGAAGCTAGACGAATGAGTGATTGGCTGGATGCACACTTGAAGGAGGTGATGTAAATGTATATAAAAATCATTGTGGCACTATCAACGATTATCGCAACATTGTTAACGTACATCGCACAAATACCAGCGCGAGAAACTATGATGCCAGGCGGAGAAATCTTTATTCCGTTTTATGTGTTTATGGTGTGGATGGTCGGACATGAGGTGCAGAAACGATGAGCGAGCCGTACGATGAGTATTTATCCATGAAGTGGCAGTATATGGATGATTTAAGAGAGGAGCAAGAGCATAAGAAGATAGAAGCGGTGAGACTATTATTGAAAGTAGCTGTTGATCGTATGTCTAATGAAGAATTAAAGGAGGTGGTTGATGAGGTAAGGGTATTGATTGATTATATAAACAGAAAAAGCACCCGCTGAGAACAGGTGCTCGGATAAACTAACTGACTTAAGTATAGCAGAAAAGAGGGTAAATTAACAATGGGTCAACCAGAGAAGAAAATAGAAAATAAAATTAAACAATATTTAGATTCGATTGGTGCTTATTATTTGAAGGTTCACGGTTCAGCATTTCAACCAAGTGGGACGCCAGACATTCTAGCGTGTGTGAATGGACGGTTTGTTGGTATTGAAGTTAAAAGACCGGAAGGTGGGCGAGTATCTCCCTTGCAACAATTTAAAATTAATCAAATTGAAGCAGCAGGTGGCATTGCGTTTGTGGCTCGGGATGTTGGGAAGGTGAAACGAGAACTTGATGAAGCAGGAATTATTTAGTCAATACAAGCAAGCTGAAAACTGTAAGATGCTGTATAAATTTCAGAAACAAGCACTGGATCAGTCAGATAAAGATTATTTTTACGCGTTGGATACGGGAACAGGGAAGACGATCACTAGTATTCATCACTACATGAAGTATTCAAACGGAGAGCCGTTATTGATTGTAGCGCCACCGCAGAAAATTAAAGAAGGTGGGTGGGAACGAGACCTGCAAGCTGTGAGTGATTATTACGGCGTAACATTTGATTTCGAACAACTCTCTTATGGGGTGCTGGCTAAGCGTTGGGAAGAGTTCAAAGGATACTTTGTGATATATGATGAAGCACACTACATTAAGAATCCAACTAGTCAACGCGGAAAAGCGGGGATGAAGTTGTCAGTGCAAGCAACAGGTTTTGTGCTTCTAACAGCAACCCCGATGGCTAACGGCTGGGAAGATGCTTATAACTATATGATTATGTTTGGAAAATTCAGAAACAAAACAGCGATGAATAGAAGACATGCGATTTACGAGCCAAGAAATTTTGGGGCGCGGACGGTCAATATTATTACAGGTTGGCGGAATGAAGATGAATTGGAAAACTATTATAAATCTTATTCCGTATCAATCAGAAAAGAAGAAGCGTTGGACTTGCCGCCGTTAGTCTTTAAAGATGTGCAGTTTAAACCAAGCAAAGATTACTATACGTTGCTTAAAGATCGTGTATTAAATGGTGAAGCCTATGATACACCAAGCAAGTTAATGCACGGGCTTAGACAGCACACTAATCATGCAGATAAGCTGGATTATTTGAAGATGATGCTTGAAGGATTAAGCAATAACATTGTCGTATTCTATCAGTATACTGCAGAATTAGAAGCCATGAAAGATATGGTTAAGACCTTTAATAAAAAGCTAGGAAAGAAGAATCAGCACTTAGCTAAACGAATGTATGAAGTTAGTGGTGGACGTTCAGAATTACCACCAAAACAAACATGGGGTGACTTAGAACACACGATCACGTTCATCCAGTATCAGGCAGGAAGTGCAGGAATTGAATTGCAATACGCGAACATTGTGGTGTTCTATACGCCGACATATTCTTATCAGGATTACACGCAGGCGTTAGGTCGGACATACCGAAACGGACAAAACAAAAAGGTAACAGTCTACCGCTTTAAAACACAGCAAACGATTGAAGAAGATGTTTATCGCGCATTGGAGCAAAAGAAAGACTTTGATGAGCGGATGTATTTAGAAACGAGGTTAAATAATGAACTTTAAAGGATTTGGAGTAAAGAAACAAGACATAAATGTCACGGCTAACCGCCATAAATACGTTGGTGGAAGTGATGTACCAACCATTTTAGGAATTAATCAATATAAGAATCAGTATGAGTTAGCGAGAGAGAAAATGGGGATTGATGAGCGGGAATTTATCACGAACGCTTATATTCAGTTCGGTAATCAGTTAGAGCCGCAAATTAGAGAATATATTAATGCGGTGAACGACACGCAATTCGTTGTTGATTCGTACGTGGATGACCAGCAGCATATTCGTTCCAATGTGGATGGTATTGATAAGGATAAAGGGATCTTGCTAGAAATCAAAACACACGGTAAGAATCCTAAACAGGAAGTCTATGAAGTGCAGATGCAATTGTATATGTATCAGACGGATACGGATATGGGTTGGTTAGCGATGTATGAGCGACCAAATGATTTCGATACCGAATTTGATGCTGATCGCTTAGTGATTAAAGAAATTCCGCGTGATGATGACAAAATAGAAGAGATATTAGATGCAATCGAAACGTTTTGGATCCGTTGTGAGTATCTAAAAGAGAAACCAACAATGGATAAGAATGAGTTTATGACAGTTGGAACGGACATGGATAAGACCATTGCAAAGCTCAATCAATATGAGCCAATGATTGCTTACATGAAAAAAGAGTTGAAGAAAGCAGAGAAAATTGAAAAAGACTTAAAAGATGAACTGTACGAAAAGATGACCGAAAACAATATTAAGAAAATGGAAACGCCGCTATTAACAGTTACTCGCGTATTACCAAGCACGTACAGTCGCTTTGACTCAAAAGCATTCAAGAAAGATCATAAAGATTTATATGAGCAGTACCAGACAGAGAGCGAGCGCAAAGGACATGTACGCTTATTAGCGAAAGGAGATTAAAATGCGCGTTAAATTAGGACAAAAGACCACTTATTTTACGACACAAGAGAGTGAAGCCCAATCTATCATTGAGTCAATCAAAGAAGGAACAACTGGAGAAATTAAGAAACAAGAAATCAAATTAAAGAATCACGTTGATTACGGACAGTACTTTGAAGTGACTATCGAAGAACAATTCACGACGTCACGATCAGTACTTGAAAATGGCTATTAAGCCCGGAAAGGATAAACTAACTATGAGTATTTTACCTAAAAACGAAAAGAAACAACCTGTCGACACACCAAGTAACTTCTTTATCTACGGAGCATCCATGCACGGCAAATCTTATCTAGCTGGAGAGTTCCCTAACCCGTTATTCTTAGACACAGACGGGAATTCAGATGCTAACCCTTACCCTAGCATTCACTTACGCAATATTCGCGGGGAAGACGGTAGCATTGGCCAGAATGTTGTGGATCAGCTGGACGAAATTGTGACAGCACTTCAAACGACCAACCACACATACGAGACCATTGTGCTGGATGTTATTGATGATATTGTCGTGATGATTGAACAATACATCTGCGATAGAGCAGGCGTGGAAGCATTAACGGATATGGCTTATGGGAAGGGATATGCAACATTTAACAGTATCTTTCAGCAGTTAGTTATTGAGTTAAAAGCTTTGCCGTTGAATGTAATTTATGTCAGTCGCATCAATTCTTATGATGACAACGGCGTAACCGTTGAAGAACCGTCTTTGAAAGAAAGACACGTCAATATTGTGAATGGAAACTGTGATTACCGCATCCAGTGTAAAAAAGTCGGCAAAAATTACTTGCGTATTACGAAGCTGAAACGTAAAAACTATAAGCGTGAGCAGATTGGTGATGAACGAATTGCTAAAATCTTAGAATCGGTAACAGGGGCGTTCGAAAAAACACGTAAGACAGATAAGAAAAAACAGGATCGGTTAGTAAAAGAGATGGATGAACGTCAGGAACAAATGGCGTTAGGAGAACAGAATAAAGATAAGAGTGGTGCAAATAACACCGACCAAAATAACACTAACAAAAATAACAATTCGACTAAAACCAAACCAAGCGCTAGTCGAGTAGCACCACGAGTTAAACCGAACGTTAACTAATTAAACGATAATAACCGAAATACTACTAAACAATTAATTTTAAAGGAGAATTTATTATTATGAATCTACAAGAAATGGCAAGCCAACACTTAAGAAACTTTAACGCAGCAACAGACAATCCGAATCAAATGGACGATGGGCTACCTGCAGGGAGCTACGACGTGGTTGTTGACCAAGCTGGACATCGTATTTACAAATCTGGTTACGATGCCGTCGCGTTTAATTTAGAGGTGGTACAAGGAGACTACACAGGTCGTAAAGAATTAATCAATATCGACTTGGACGGCGAAGCAACACAAAAATACGAATTCTTAGCTAAGAAAAACATTCAAATGATTTCGCAAATGGCTTATGTCTGCGGAATAGAACTGACTGAGGCTGACTGGGAAAGTGAAGACACGGTTGGAAATGCTTTTCGTGAAGCTGTTGGCAATCAGTTGATTCTGCATGTTGAGAAAGGTCAGACAAAGAAAGGGAAAGACTTTACCAACTACTCTTTCGAAGCCTATGCAGATGATACTATCGAAATTGACGATAGCGATATTCCGTTTTAATGAAGGGTGATGGATGTGTCGGATAACAAAACGTATAAGGTGCATATTCATAAAACACCTTTTCGCAGTAAACCGACGAATATTCCGTCAATTAACGAAACAATCACCGATGAGCAGATCGCCGTCACGCAACGGCGGTTTGCGGAATTGGTGGGGGAACAGGGCCATACTACGGTTCTGGGATTGATGAATGGACGTCGGAAGAAAGAGAACCTAATCAAACAACAAGTAGTTGCGATTGATTTTGATAATACCGTCATAAAAAGCGGTCAAAAAATAAAAGCAACAGGTAGACAATATACAAGTATAGAAGATATCTTAAATGATGGTTTTGCAAAAGAACAAGGATCATTTATTTATAAAACATTCAGTCACAAAGACAACTGGCACCGATTCCGTCTAGTTTTCTTCTTAGACGAGCCACTCACGCACAATAAGCAAGTGGAGTATCTCTACAAATGGTTAATGGATAAGTATCCGAACGCCGACGGAGCCAATAAAGATTCATCGCGATTATTCTTTGGCGGATTTGAAGTGATTGAAATCAACTTCGGCAACGAACTCTACACCCGAAAAGTCGAAGTAAAAGAATCACCTTCCCAAAGTAACGATGCGACAGCTACAGTTCCAAATAACACGAACAAACCGCCACAAAAAATACCAAACGAAGAAGCCCGAGCCTTACTCAATGACTATATCGAGCGAGAACGAGAGAATTTGCAGGATTACAACAATGCGCTTAGTGCTTTGTGGGTTATCGGTAAAGCCGCTAAAACAGGCGAAATAAGCCCAGTTATGGCACATGAATTTACTGAAAAATTAGCGATGGGCAATTCCGAGTGGCGAGAGAACAATAAAATAAAATTACAAGAATGTTTAAATAAGCCTCTGCATGATATCCACACCGATTATACCTTTGCTGGAAAATTCGGTTATCAATACGAAGGCGGAGCAGAGAAAGATGACTTAATTGCAACGAGTAAATATCTAGTGGATCAGCTGGAGTTGAAGTTGTACAAAGGGAAAATATATTTTAAGCAGGATAATTATTGGTTAAACGATAAGAATAAACTGCTTAGAGCGGTGGATCAATACATTGAATTAAAAGCAAGCCAAGATAAAGAATTGCTGCATCAGTTTCAGAAGCGAGCGACTTTAGTGGAAAAAGAAGATTTCCCCATTCAATTAAGAAACAACTATATGATTGAAGGTGGTGAAATTGTTGAAGGGGCAAGTGAAGAATTCACACCGTACTATTTAGACGTGAAATATAATCCTAATGCTTATAACGAAACGGCAGACAACTTCTTAAACTTCTTGACATGTGACCGCCAAGACTTGCGACATGTTGTTGAAGAAATGTTAGGTCACGTGCTGATGACAAGTGGATTTCCCCACAAAGTTTTCTTTTTCATTGGAGAAAAAGGAGCAAATGGGAAGTCAACATTTCTGGAAATGTTAAATAACTTTTCTGGTGATTTAGGCACGAACATCAGTTTGGAAAACTTCAATGACGGAACATCAGTCGTTGAATTGGAAGGGCACCTAGTGAACATCGGGGATGATATCGATGCAAATTATCTAGAAAGTTCATCCAACTTTAAGATTTTAGCGTCAGGAAACACAGTGATGACCCGTCCAATTTATTCTGAACCGTATCGTTTGAAGAATAAAGCAACACTAATCTTTACAGCAAATGATATGCCGACATTTAAAGATAAAACAGGTGGGATTGCTCGGCGGTTAGTCATTATTCCATGTGATAATGTGGTGAAAAAAGCCGACTTCAGCATTGATGAGAAGTTGTCGACGGATGAAGCAAAGAGTTACTTGCTGAATCTAGCGTTGACTGGTTTAGATCGCATCAAGAAAAATGGCGGACAGATTTCAAGCAGCGAGACTATTCGCGATCGAGTCAAAGAATATTTTCATGAAACAAACAGTATTGTTGCTTTTATAGATGAGGAGGGGATTGATGAGAATTTAACGGATAGACAGAATTATACATCTTACAAGAATTTCTGTGAGGATTACGAACTAAAAGCGTTTAGTAAGACGAAATTTACACAATTTCTAAAAGATAATGGATACGACCATGTGAGAGAGCAGCGATTAGGAAAACGAAATTATTATTATCGGAAAGTTGAATAAAAAAATGACACGCTTTGTGGTGAACTTCTTGCCGTACTTTTTGGCATACTTTTAAAATTTTGAGCCTTGATATGGCAGGGATTGCCATACTTACCATACTTTTTTATTTACTATTTATAGAAAAAAAGAATAACTATTATTATTAATAAATAATATATATATATAAGGGCATTTTTAAAAAAAATGAGCCAACTATGGCAGATGCTTTAACATCAACGTTTAGAAGCATAAAAACATGGCAAGAAGTGGACCACTTGATTGGCAGTAAGTTTGCCACGTAAAAATTATTAGGAGGAACCACCATGAGAAAAGATTATTTAAAAGAATTCTTATTAGACAAGACGATTGAAATACCAAAACAAATTATTGATTTAGTAGAGTGGTACACTACTCATAGTCTGGCGGAAAGACGAGATATCCGAGAATTCAGACGAGATTTGAGAGACGGCGTGTTCTCTGATTGGGTCAGTCGTTGGATAAAGCAGCATTACGCATTAGTGTTAAAAATGTTCTCGTATGAAGAGTACAAACCGATGGAACAACGTTATTATGTACGGATAGAATCCGGGCACTTAGGATATTTGAACTATGATAAATACAATCGGATAGGCAAACGAGGGACTAAAGACCCCATGAGCGCAGGTGATCAAAAGTGGATGACTCAATTTACAATACAGGAAATTAATGTACTGCAGAGATACGCTCGTGTTATTCCGGAATTTCCAGAGTTAATTCCTGTTGATGATTTGGAAGTTGATAGAGCGACTGTATTTAACCACGAACATTTTGACAAAAATGAAGTGCATCTATTTAAATTCGAGGAGGACTAACGGTGGAGAAAGAACTAACAACCGGCAAAATGTTGAGAGAAGCTCGAATCGATCGCGGGCTATCGAAATGGCAGTTGGCGGATAAGATGGGGTTGAGCCGTGAGTATATTAAAGATGTGGAGCGCGGCAAGACGGAGATAGATGACGTGACGTTTGGAGAGTTTTGTGTGGCGTTGGGAATTAAACGGAAGGAGGATTTGGTGTGAGTTTGCTGATTGAACATGAAGCGGAGCATTTAGCGAAGTGGCTAAGCGATAAGAGTAATCAAGAAGTCGCAAACAAAATCGATGTATCCAACTCACTAGTGTATCGGTATAAGCGATGTCTTGTGGGTGGTTCAAGAAAGGTCGTTAGACGCTTGATGGAAGCTTACGATGTTGACACCCTGACATTGCTGGGAGATAGAGTACCGTATATTGAGCATTCACTGGATGATGTGGGCGAACGTATCCGACAAGCTCGGATAGATGCGTATCTCACGGTTGAAGACCTTGCTGAAGAGCTGGGCGTGGAAGTTAGGACTATAATCAAGTGGGAGTGGGGGGAAAGTACACCTACCCGCTTCGCGATTGAAGAAATAGCATACTTGACCGGTTTAGATGATGACGAGTTCTTCACGATGCCTTTAATAGAAGCGAAATATTTAGGACCTTACTTGAAGAAAGTTCGTGAGGAACGAGGGATGTCAAAAACGGAGATGGGCTATGTTGCGGATGTGAATAGCATGACTATTTTGCAGTGGGAACGCGGAAGGAGCACATCTAAAATTCAGTCATTAAAATATATTGCGGATTTAGTTGGAATATCTTTGAGAGAAATGGCTGAAATATCAAAAGAACAATTCATTGAGGAGGGGTGTTGATAGGTCAAATAAAAAAGCACTTGCCTTATTTATTCACTACAGGAGTTTTGACAAGTGCTAAAAATATTGACTTATTTTTTGTGATAAATAATACCAACTGGTTTTACAGGAGCATCTGACTTAAAGACGTCTAGATGTGTATTGTGTTTAAATGAGTAGTAATTATACCAATAAGGTAGTGTATTCAGTTCATTTGTATAATCTTTTACGATTGTTTTTAAAAATTCGAGCAAGAACTCAGGCTTATCTAGTAATTCTGGAATGGACGTATTAAGTTCTAACTTTTGTTCTAATTTTAAGCGTATTTGGATAATAGGATTATCTGATGACACATTGTGAAACTGAATTGTTTTCTTTCGAATTGTCAGTGTATCATAATCAAATGTATATGCAATAGGTATTCCAGAACTTTCGTATCGAAAAGTATCTGCAGTAAATATGTCATTGTCGCTTTTAAAAACAATAGTTAATGCATCAAGATCTTCTCTCACATCATATTTAAAATTTTTAAGTGTTAGTTTGAATATTTCAAGTGAGTAGGATAATAGTTGAGCTTCATCGTATGTCATATTTTTCATGGAATCACTACTTTCTTTTTAGATTAGTTACAGTATACCTCTAAAGATAACGGTTAACAAGGAAAATAGGAGGGTTAATAAAAATAATAAGTAATAAATAAAGCTTTTAAGTAAAAATAGTTGATAGCTCTTGTAGTAAAGATAATAAGTAATTAAAGGAGTGTCAGGATGTTAGATTATTTGTTTAAGGAGATAGATGAAAAGAAGACAAAAGCGAAAGCAGATGAGTTGCTAAGTCATTACTTTAAATTAAAAAGAATTGCTGGTAGACCAGTGAAACAAAACTTAACGGCAACATTATCAGATGAACCAAAGGGAACTGAATATAAGAATAAAAGTAAAATAGAAAAAGGTGTGCAGCGTAAGGTCGATGCATCAAGTATTATTGATGATATCCATTATGTGATTGATCAATGTATAAGCTTAGATGCAAGACGACGTTTAACATCTAAGTATTTAACACCGATGCTTCAGTATGATTATGAAATTTACACAGAGCTTGGAGAGAGTCATGCTACCTTTTACAAGAAACTTGGCGAAGCACAGATAGAGTTTGCAGAATCCTATCATGGCGGGGAATTATTGGTCTATATATCGAAAGAAACTGAGGAATAGTTGACAGATAGTTGAGAGACTCTTGACACATAGTTGAGAACAAGTAGACAAATTCTGTACACATCATTGACACTTTCAGTTTATTATAGTAAATGAGGATAGTTTAAATGACATCCTCCGTACATTCATCTCCTATTAATGTTTGTATTCTTTATTGAAGAGAACGGGAAAGATGCCTTAATTAATTTAAGGCATTTTTTCTATACATATATTTAAATAAACATCGGGCTAAACTCCGCTAACTTTGAACGAAAATATAAAGATCATCGTTAACTATAGAAATATATACTGTAACATTTAACTAAACAGACATTACTTTTATAGAAAGCAGGTGCCGAAATGTTCGAGACACAAGAAGAACGAAATCAATTCTACTGGTCAAAAGATTGGCGAGACACACGAGAATATATTCGAGAGCGTGATAATAATGAGTGTCAACATTGCAGACGTCAAGGACTAGTAACAACTGCTAATGATTCTCGCTTGATTGTTGATCACATAAAAGAGTTAGAGCAACGGCCTGACTTGAGATTAGATCCTAGCAATCTTGAAGTCTTGTGTTTTATTTGTCATGAGAAGAAGCACGATCGATTCTATGATGGCAAGGTTAGTAGTGATTGTTGGGATGATGAGTGGTGGTAGCCGCTATTGATGTGTGAGTGTGATGGCGTAGTGTTGATTGATGTGCTATCGACTTGATTGTCAAGTTAGTTGGTTGTTGATGAAATGAATTGATTTATGTTTAGGGCTATTTAAATTGATTAATAATGTATCAGCTAAAAATATCTGAAGATAATTAATCAGGATACCCCCACTAATATTTTTGACCTTTAGTTTTGGGGTTCTACAGCGGGAGGGGGGCTCGACTGTGTGACTAGGGGTATATATCTTATACGCAATAGGGGGGTCCCCGGAAAGGAGGAAGCAAATTATGAGAAAAGGTGCATTTAGAAAACTAGAAAAATATATGATGGAGCAAATTGATCAAGATAATTTGATTGAAGTTGAAAAGGTTCAACGTTATATTTCGATGGTTAAGATGAAGTTGGATTTGGAAAAGTGCATTGAGGAAGAAGGCGTTATTGTTGAGACGATTAATGCCAGTCAAAGCTTCCTCAAAGAAAATCCGGCTATTAATTCTTGGAATAAATTAGAGTCGACTATGATTAAGCTGCTTGATTCAATTAACTTCGAAGCTAATCAAGCGACTGTGAAGGTTAATGGATTAGTGGAAGAGGCAAAAAAAGAGATACCGAATAATGTTATTGAAATCAAGCAGGGGCTGTTATAGATGAATTTCAACGTAACACACCCACATATTGAAAATTATATTAATCGATATGAAAAAGGCGAGATTGTGCTAAACGAAGAGAGAGTTCAGTTGTTAAAATGGCTTGAGAGCAATGTTTTATGTCGAGAAGATGTTTGGTTTGATGAGAAACAAATAGAGCACTGTATTACGTTTATTGAAAAATACTTTTTCCCACTGGCTGATTTTCAAAAGTTCTTGATCTGCTTTGTGTTCTTAATGACGAAAGAAGATGGTGTTGAAGCATTATATTTTGATAGTCATTTTTGGACGATGGCACGAGGATCTGGAAAAAATGGGCTAGTGAGTGGAATTAGTAGTTATTGTATTAGTCCGCTACATGATGTGGATGGTTATAATGTGTCAATTGTGGCGAATTCGGAAGAGCAAGCAATGACGAGTTTCAATGAAGTGTATAACATGATTGAGCGATATGAAGAGACAGACCCTGTGATTGAAAAAGTATTCTATAAGAATAAGGTTGAGATTACGGGCAAGCCCAATAAGTCAATTCTGAAATACCGGACGTCAGCACCAAATACAAAGGATTCCTTACGTGACGGTATGGTGATCTTCGATGAGATTCATGTGTTTGAGACTAATGAGCGACTGGAAGTGTTCGAGTCGGGATTAGGAAAGGTTCCATTCTCTAGAATCTTCTATATTGGGACGAATGGATTTACCCGCGATGGGGTCTATGATAAGAAAGTCGAGATTGCTAGAGAGATACTCAGTGGTGATGATCCATATACGCGGATGTTTCCATGGATTTGTAAGCTTGATGACCTGGAAGAGATGGATGATTTCGATATGTGGGAGAAAGCTAATCCGATGTATAGTGCACCGAGAACATCTTATGCAGCGGAGCATTTCAGACGGACGAAGCGTCGATACTTCGGTATTCGTTCAGGTCAGACAGATAAGATTAAGTTTACGATTAAGAATATGAATACACTGCTGGAAGATACCAACCGGACGGCGGTACCGAAAGAGGAACTCATTGCAGCCACTGCAGAGGTGCCGGATGATACATCGGAATTCAGTTGTATTGGTGGCTGTGATTTTGCACAGGCACGGGACTTTACGGCTTGTGGGGTCTTGTTCATGGATGAGAATGAGGAGTATATTTGGAAACATCATTCGTTCGTGAATCAGAAC